AGGCTGAAAAGGGCGGATACGAAAAGGTGGTGTGGGACACGCCGGCCGAACAAGGCAAGCGTTACGGCAACATGCCTAAGATCGTGAAGGGCATGCAGGGTTATTATGGAGACGTTCTCCCACGCCGGATCAAGAAGGTGGTGCCTGAGGCGAAGCTTGGCGAACACGAGGTCGGCGTGCCGACGCCTTTAATTGACGCCGATGACGCCGGTAATTGGGCCAACGCCACGATGAATTCCAGAACGTATTTTGACGCCATTAACAGGGGCATGACTCCTGAGCAGGCCCTCAGGGCGTCGGGTCAATACAACGACTACATAATCAGCCTAGGCGCCAAAAACGACATCAGGCCGCTGCAAGACTTGGACATCACGCGCTCCGCTGATGACGAATTTTTGTTGTACAGGCTCGACACTGGTGACCAAATCGGCAAATTTCCCAGTCTGGACGAGGCTCGAGAGGCCAAAAAGACTTACGCCGCTGATGAAATCGTGAAACAGCTTAACCCGGGCGTCGCCAAGCGTCCCGGCTTCGAGGTGACGCCTGAACTGCTGGAGCGCATTCGAAAAGGGCTGCCGGCTTATCGGGACGGTGGCGAGGTAGATGACGCTCTGGCTCTTGCCAAGTCTTTACGCTAAAATGCGAACAGGGGTGGCTATGGGACGGCCCTCCCGGATGGCGCGTAGCACCGCCGCGCGCCGCCACCCCGACCACGCCGTTAGTAGTAGGCGTAGTAGTAGCATGTCGGTTTTTGTTCGTCTGGTCTCTTTGAAAAATTTTTAAAACCGAAAAAAGGACGAGGATGTCTACGCCCACTACGCCCTGCTACATGCTACGCACTTATGTCCTTAGTGCTTCCGTGTTATCATTTTTTGGCTGAACGTTGCGCAGCAGCCCCTTTTCGCAACGACGGGGACGCCCGTAATCCTAGGATGTAACCAGCATGTATAATCTGGCTAAAAGGTCTCGAGAGGCCATGAAATCGAAAGCCCGCAATCTGGCGGGCGAAAAGGACCGTAAGACCGATTCCAGTGACTGGACCCCTGCGGCTCCGCTCAACGCTGACGTCAAGACTGGCATGCGCCCGGTCGGCAAGGAGCGCGAGTATAAGGCTGGCGGCTCCGTGGCCAAGGCCCGCTCCGACCGTAAGCCCCGCAAGTCGGGTGGCCGCGTCGAGAAGGACATCGGCGTTGGCGTGGCCAACAAGGACATGAAAGTCGCCAACGAGCAGCGCGAAGGCAAGAAGCACATCGGCGGCATGAAGGACGGCGGCTCTCTGCCGCAGGCCAAGGTCGCCAAGCCTGAACGCAGCCCCGCCAAGCATTATAAAAGCGGCGGCAGGAGTGGCAAGGATTTTGGTGGAGTCGCTGAAAAGCTGAGCCCTGCTTATGCAGCCATCAGGGCGTTGCAACGCGGTGGCAAAGACGAGGAGCGTGACGTGGCGCAGGCCGCCAAGACCGCCGCCATGGTCAACGCTGGGCGCAAGCACGGCGGAAAGGCTCCGCACGGTCGCCCCGGGCGCAAGTCCGGTGGCGCTGCTCCCAACCTGACGGTCATCGTCGCCGATAAGGGCCACGCCCGTCCGGACCAGCAGGGCGCGCAGCGCCCGATGGCCGTCCCGATGCCGACCCCCACCACTCCTCCGCCTATGCAGTCGCAGATGCCGGTGGTCCCTCCGCCGCCCATGCCTGCACCCGGTGCTCCGCAGAAGGCCCCGATTGCTCTCAAGACCGGAGGTCGCGTCGCCAAGGTCGCCTCGTCTTATAAGGACATGGAGGCTGGAGCGGCTACTGGCGAGGGTCGCCTGCAGAAGACGGATGTTGCCGAAAAGCGTAAAGGCGCTCCGACCCGCAACATGGGTGGTCGCGCGGTTGCCTAAGTTCACGGGGAGTAATTAACCCTGTGCGGACGAGACGCCTTTTGCCCCTTCAAGGCGTCTCGTCCTTTCCTAAAAGGGGCAAAGGGGCTCAATGAGCATGCAGACTACCAAGGATAAGTTCGAAAGAACGCTTAGAACTATGCTTCAAGAGGAGGTGAACAACCTCATGGAGAGCATGGCGAATGGTCATCTCGAGTCCCACAGCGACTACAAATTTTTGGCTGGCCGCATTCATGGTCTGAGAGCGGCTCTCGACGCCATGATCGACGCCGATAGAGAAGTTGAAAGGGGCTAAAAGATGGCTACGATGGAGATGGACCACGCCGTTGACCCGGCGCAGGATTTGTTCGAACGTCTTGGCGACGTTTCGAACGTCGAGTTGTTCAACAACAACGTTCTTGTGGCGGTCTATATTCGCCCTGAGAAGACCAAGAGCGGTCTCTACATATCCAGCAAGACTATCGATGAGGACCGATATCAGGGCAAGGTGGGCCTCTTGGTCGCGACTGGCCCCAAAGCTTTTAGCGTCGATAGCGACGCATGGTTCCAAGACGTCGTTGTGAAGCACGGAGACTGGCTCACGTTTCGCTCGAGCGATGGTTGGAGCATCAACGTCAACGGTGTGCTGTGTCGAATAATGCCCGACATTCAGGTGAAGGGTCGAATCGACCGTCCTGACAGGGTTTGGTGATGGAGAAAAACATGTCCGACGAAATCGAAGTGGCCATCGAAGAGCCCAACAAAGACGAAATCAAAGTGGAGATTGAGTCTGAGGCGGCTCCTGAGCCCAAAGTGGCCGAAAAGACCCCTGAAGAGGGCATTAACGAGCTTAAGCAGCGTCTCGAGATGGAGCGGAAGGCTCGCGAGGAGGCTGAAAAACGCGCTCACGAGGCCAGAATCAGCGTTCAGAAGGCCGAGAGTGAGGCCAAGGACGCTAACTACACCATGATTGTCAACGCCATCGAGACCATAAAGGGTCGAGGCGAGGCTCTGAAAACCGCTTACCGCGAGGCGATGAGCGTCGGCGATTACGACAAAGTCGCTGAAATCCAAGAAGCCATCGCGATCAACGCTGGACGCCTTCAAGAGCTCAAGAAGGGCGAAAAAGCGATTAAAGATCAAATGGAGCAGGATGAGAAAGCTCCCAAGATCGAACCGGTCCCGCCTTCGACGCCCGACATGGTTGAGCAGATGGCTTCGAGGACCTCTCCAAGGTCCGCTCAATGGCTTCGCGACAACAAAGACAACATTCGTGACGAACGGACCATCCGAAAGATGTTTCGAGCGCATGAAGACGCCATCGACGAAGGCATTTCAGCTGATTCCGATGAGTATTTTGAATTCATCGAAGGCCGTCTTGGCTTCAACAAGCAGAGTGAAAGCCCGATGTCTGCCGCTTCTGCGCCCGCTCAAAAGCGCTCTGCCCCCCCTCCGGCCGCTCCGGTGTCCAGAGGGAATTCTACACGCCCCAACGTGGTCCGGTTGACCCGGGATCAGGCCGACATGGCCAAGATGATGGGCATGACTGAAGCTGAATACGCCAAAAACATGCTTGCGCTTCAGAAAGAAGGCAAGCTTCATCGCTGATGGAGAATAAAAATGGCTGATAAACCCGTTATCAAGGGAGAAGACGATTCTAGGGCTCGGGCTGCGCAGCGCGCTAAGGAGCTAAGGGGTCATGGCGAAATCATCGACGCTGCTGATGATTTTTATGTCGATATGGACATCATTCCTGAAGGCTGGACGTATGAGTGGAAACGCCATACGGTGTATGGTCAGGAAGACCCGGCATATCAGATTCAGTTGGCTAGGGCTGGCTGGACGCCCGTTCCGGCGTCTCGCCACCCGTTCATGATGCCCCATGACTCAAGCTCCGAGACGATTCTTCGCAAGGGCATGATTTTGATGGAGTGCCCGACTGAAATCGTTGAAGAGAGGCGCAGGGCTGACTACATGGCCGCCCGCCAGCAGGTCAGGCACAAGGAAGCCCAACTCGCCGGCACGCCTGAAGGCACCATGACGCGAGACCACGCTCAGGCTCGGCCCAAGATCAACAAATCGTACGAAGCCATGCCGATCCCTGAAAAGTAAAAGAGGGGGCACATTGCCCCCTTGTTCCTTCTATGGTATTATAACGTTATTCCTCCCTCGGTGGTGAGGACTTCAACTAATCGGCTAACATATCGCCCCGGTGCGCGATGATGAGCCTCCTGTAAAAAGGAGAAACCGTCATGGCGAACACGGCTCCCGGTTCGTACAACGGCTTCCAGCAGCTTAGCGGCACTGGCTCTGCTCCGACCTATGAACAGGTCGTCGGCACTGCCGCTTACAATGCTTCCGCCATTTATTTTGGCGACCCTATCGTTTTCGACGGCGCGACCGGTTACGTTACTGTCGCCACGACGACTGGCGCGACGACCGGCATTGCTCCCATTGCCGGCATCTTTGTCGGCTGCAAGTACACCTCGGTGGCGCAGAAGCGCACGGTGTGGTCCAACTATTGGCCGGGCAGCGACGTCGCCGCCACGGGCACCGTTGAGGTCTACTACGTCAACGATCCCAACTCCAAGTGGGTTGTTTGGTCGGACGCGACCGGCATCGCTCAGGCCGACGTCGGCTCGTGCGGTGGCTTCAACATCGGTTCTGGCAACACCGCCAACGGCATTTCCGGCGCGTATCTGAACTGGGGCACCTCGGCTCCTAATTCGGACAGCACCGGCCCGTTCCGCGTTGTTGGTCTGGCTCCTAATCCGCCCGGCACCAATGGCACCGAATGGGGCGCTTACGCGCGCGTGGTCGTTGCCTTCAACAACGTCGCCACCAAGACGCTGGCCACGATCTAAGGAGTAAGGGACAATGGCTGTTAATCTTTCTGCCATCAAAGACCTTCTCCTCCCCGGTCTCCGGGGGATCGAAGGCAAGTACGAGATGATTCCGTCTCAGTACGACAAGATTTTCACGAAGCACGATTCCAAGATGGCGCTCGAGCGCACTGCGGAAATGCGCTTCTTGGGTCTTGCTCAGCTGAAGACGGAAGGCGCTCAGACCTCGTTCGACAATAATGCTGGCGAACGTTACGTCTACAATCAGGAGCACGTCGAAATTGCTCTTGGTTACGCGATCACCCGCAAGGCGATCGATGACAACCTCTACAAGAGCCAGTTCATGCCGTCGAACCTCGGCCTGATGGAGTCTTTCCAGCAGACCAAGGAAATCTACGGCGCGAACGTTCTGAACACCGCGACGACCTACAATTCGTCCATCGGTGGTGACGGCAAGGCGCTCTGCGCGACGGACCATCCGATCGACAGCGGCACGGTGGCCAACCGCCCCACGGTCGATGTTGATCTTAATGAAGCCTCGCTGCTGAACGCGATGATCGCGATCCGCACGAACTTCAAGGATCAGGCGGGCCTGAAGGTCTTCGCCCGTGGTCGTCGTCTCGTGGTTCCTCCGCAGCTGGAGCCGACCGCGATTCGCCTCACCAAGACGGAGCTCCGTCCCGGCACGGCGAACAACGACGTCAATGCGATCATGATGACTGCCGGCGGTCTGCCGGAAGGTTTCATGACGAACGACTTCTTGACTTCGACCCGCGCGTGGTTCCTGCTGACCAACATCGATGGCCTCTCCTACATGGAGCGCGTCAAGTTCGAAACCGACATGCAGGTCGATTTCGTCACTGACAACCTTCTGGTCAAGGGCTACGAGCGTTACAGCTTCGGCTACTACAACTGGCGTTCGATCTACGGATCGTTCCCGACCTGATAATACACGAGCCGGGGGCTGGCATGGCCCCCGGTTTTCTTCTCTAAAAAGGAGCGGCCAACATGGCTCTCACGAATTTTCCGAATGGCATCACGTCCTTCGGCATTCCCGTAGTCGGTGGCATCAATGGCATTCCGCTGACGGGCAATTGGTGGTTCGTCAACCCGGCTTCTGGCTCTGACGCCTATGACGGCACCTCGCCGCAGACCCCTTTCCAGACGATCTACGCCGCCTACGCCGCTGCTACGGCCGGCAACAACGACGTCATCGTCTTGATCGGTAATGGCTCGACCTCCGGCACGGCCCGCATGT